GCAGAGCTAAATTCACTCATCACAGGCATGAGCTGGCCAAGCGTGATGCCTTGCTTGCCACCAACGCCGCCAGACAATAGGCGCTGCGTGTTGCTCTCGTTGCCCATGTTGAGCAGGATAGAAAAACGATTCTGCCAGTTCAGGCTAGTGCCAAGAGCCTCATAAAACTTACCCTTGAGCATGCGCTCTTTGAGCGTGACCTCTTTCAATATCGGGTCAAGAATCGCACTCAGCTTGGATGTGATTTCCGCAGTGAGCGCGGTTTCTTTGTTGCTAGCTTCATTGGCTGGCAAGATGAAATGCTCCCAAAATGGACCATTGTTCTTGCCGCCGTCAATCACGAACGCCCTGACAGCCATGCGGATGTGCGATGTCGCGAAGTTCTTAATGGCGTTCTTCACCCGCGTTGGCAGATCGTCGCGCGTGGGTAATATCATGCCTGAATCGCTGGCGTTCGCAACGATTGAATCTGCGATTGCAGTCTTGATCTCGTCCAGCGTGCGGTTGTCTTTCGCCATCAGCAAGCGGTTCTTGAGTTTGCCTAGATGCTCAAGCTGCTCGATGTTCTCACGCAAGGCGCGCAACTGCTCCAAGCTCATGTTCTTGTAGTGCATCTTGGCACTGGCGTCCAGCATATCCGCTAGCAGCTTGGCGCGCTCTGCCTCGTCTGCATACACATAGTTGCCTTGCTCGTCGATTGAAGCAGTGGCCGCAATGTAGACGGCCTTGTCCGATGGCGACAGCATGTCAGGCGAGAACTCAGGCAGGTTTCCGTCTGCGAGCTGGCGCATCACATACGCGCGCATTGATTCTGCGCGGTCGAGAGCTTTGCCGCTTTGACTAACACGCAAGTCGTACTTGGTGAGGATGTCAGCTATCTGCGCCTGAGCATCCTTCGCCAGTGTTTTACTCTTCTGCACCCGCTTAAAGTAGGCGACAGCTTTATCAACTTCGGTGAGAGCGTCATAGGCAGCTTTCGCTGTAGCAGTGTGCATAACCTCATTGCGCTTTTGTGCGCTAGCGAGGGCGATGTCGCCAGACTTGCGCGCAGCCTCAGCAGCTTTACCCGCCTTGGCGCTAGCAGCCGCAAATTGTGCGGGCTTGATATTGCGGATGATGGTGCGAGCTAGGCGTTCTTTGGCAAATTGTTTAGCTGCTGCAAGTAATACGCTGCGCTGCCCTGTGGCTTTCGCCAAGGCATTAGCCTCAGTTGTCGCAAACTTTAGGCGCGCCTCATTAAATACCGCCGCGTCAGCAGCTTGGGCAATAGCCGCAGGGGTTGATAGTTCGCCATGCTCTTGCATCATGCGCTCGTCTACCAATTCCTCGATCATGGCGTGCGGGTCTTGCGCGTCAAGGATCGCCTTCACCATCGCGTCACCAGAATCAAACCCACCGACTACCTCGGCCACAATGTCAGGATGCAACCCACCCTTTTGCACGGTCATTTTGCGGCCAGTGAGCGCTTCCACATCTTCAGCGCTTATGCCATTCATAGCGCGCAGCTCTGCGGTGTTGATGCGCCCAGCGCCCAAGGCCATAGGGTTAGCCACTTGGTCGCCTGAGCGGAACTCATCAGCGCCATAGTTGTAGTAAATCGAGTATTGCGGTGAGCCGCCCAACTCGCCCATGAAGCGCTCTTCAAAGTCGTTGGTGTCGAAGTTGCCGTTTTCATCCAGCGGAAGGTAGCCGTTATCAGCCAAGGCCAACGCCATCTCTTCCACGCTAAGGCCATTCTTGCGGCGCAGCACGGGTTTGCCAAAGACGGGGTCTTTCATAGGGTAGCCCTTGCGGGTCACGCCATACAATGCTTTAACATCATCCTCATTCAGCCCGCCCAGCTTGGCGATAGCGTCAATAAACGAGTCGCTAGCGGGGTCGAGTGACTTCGATTTAGCAAAGCTCGGCTCGTCAGGCAGCTTGTCTGCTTCGCTGATTTTGCGGGTGAGGAACTGCCACGCTTGATAGACGGGCTGCGCCATCACTTCACGCGCTGCCTCGTTGCGGTAGTCTGCCCGCAACTGAGCAGCATCTTTGGCCAGCCGCTTGATGGCCTTAGACTTGGTGCGATGCAGCCACGCCATATCCTTCAAGCCTTTGGCCTGCATCTGCTCGATAGCCTCGTTTGTTGGCTCTCTGCCTAGAGCCTGGTACTGGGCAAACTCCTCAGCCGTCATGCCGCCAGCCTCAGCCGTGGTGAACATATCCATCATGCCGCGCGCTTGCTGAGCCTGAGCGATTTGCTCATTGGTAGCTAACATGCGGTCGAACACGCCGCGCACATCGTCATTCAAAGCGCCGCCGCGTGGGTTGCGCGCAAGCTGCTCTTTCACCGACTTGTACACGCTCAACATCCACGCGCGGAACTTTTGAAAATAAACCTGCATCTCGGGGCTAGGTGATTTGCCTTCGAGCAAATAGCGCTCAAACGATTCAGCCGTTTGCTCATGGTACTCGCGGGTGACTTCGCGGTCGAGTGAGTACCAAGTGTTGAGCTGCTCTTTGATGTCGCCAGTAATACCGTGCCATGTTAGCAGCGTGCTGACATCGGCTAGCAGTTGCTTTTCGCCTTCGCTGATACTGTCGCCCGCTACGATTTGCGAAGCTAGCGCAAGGTCGTTCTCAAAGAAGAAATGCGCGCCTTCGTGCAGAGCCGTGGATAGGTCAGCACCTTTAAGCAGGGCGATGGTGAAGGTGTCAGGGTTGAAGCTGCCGCGTGGGGCTGTACCAGATTGATAAAACTGGTTGCGAATCGCGACATCGTCGCCGCTGAACACGACGAAATTAAACGAGCCATCTCCAGCGCTACGGCTAGCCCCGTCCAAATACTTAATCCCTTTAATACCAGATGCGAGAAGCTCCAAAGATGCTGACTGGTCGCTACCTGATTCTCGCGCCAGTGCGTGATAAATAGCTTCGCCAGTTGTCGAGCCGACCTCAAAGCTCTGCATCATGCCATTCAAGCTAGGGTAAATATCTACCCCATCCTCTGCCATGCGTTGGAGTGCCGCCTGTACCACTGGTGACTGCTGGCTGATGGGCTTATCCCACAGCAGCAAATTATCGTCGTCTGGTATCTCGACCTCATACACTTGCCCATCGGTTTTTGCAATGCCCCCTTCAGCAGCTAGACCGCGCAAGATGGTTAGGTCCTTGGCCGCCAAATGCGCCGATAGATTATCACTGCCAGCTATCTCCTCCGCTTTGGCTATGGCCACGTCCAAGTCGCCCTTATACGCGCGAGTTCTGACATTCAGGTGCGCCAACTCGGTCATAGGGTTAAAGACCCTCCCAGTCGGGGTGACGAACAAATTGTTTGAAATCGTCTTGCGGTAGTGCTCTGCTAAATCACGCTCGCCAGCGAAGTACAAACCCCACCCGAATGCTTGAGCGCCTTCACCCGTACCAATGGCGGTAGTCGAGAATTGAGAAAACTTGTGCGGGCTACCGTGGTAAGCGCCTTGCTTGAGGATGTTCGGGTTCGTGCTGCTGAAATCGCCGCTGTTGCCGATGGCTGACTTCAACTGCGCTGGCGAAAAGGCCACAAAGTGGGTAGTATCTGCGTCCATGCCTTTCATGTTGCGGAATTTGCCAGCGACAGTCGTATCAATCACACCGTCAAACCCAGCGGCCTCTAGTGCTCTGCGCAGCATCTCGTTAGTCGCCAAGTCCCCAGTAGCGGCGTCGGTAGACCCCATCACAATTTCCTTAAAGAGGCTCTCTACCCGCCCGAGAGATAGCCCCTCCCCTTCCGCCTCCTCAAGCACGCTCGCCTTGAAGTCCTCTATCTCTGACCAATCCACATCTAGGTTGTCTCCTGCAACACTATCAAGCCCGCTCAAGAAATCAACTAAGCGTCCAGTCTCCTCCCCGTATTCATCGGCCTCTTCGTCATACTCTTGCTGCATATCAAAGAAAGTTTCACCATCACCACCCAAGACGGCTGGGTTGGCGAACCGCACAAATAGCTTGAGAGTGTTCGGCGCTTCTTGCGTGTATTTTTGTTTGGCGCGCTTGACCGCCTCAGCGCGAATCTCATCTTGCGCTTTGCCTTCAAATTCAGCATCGTCTTCCAGCTCTTGCTCCACCCTTTCGGCTTCGCGCTCGATGCGATTGGTCAGGTCTGCGCCTTCGTTGTTGGCGTAGTTGGCTGCTACATCCTCCTCTGAATTGCTTGAATAAAAGCCAGCACCCCAATCGCTTTCGATGCTAGCCCTATCACTTGAAAACTCTTCTAAGTCTGGATTGGTTGTCCCGTGCAGAGATTCAACAACAACAGCCTCTCCTGATTTGTACTCATGGTACTCACCCAAGCGCACCAACTCCGCACCGCCAGAGAAAGCCTTAAACGCAGCGGTCTCCGTCTGCGGCACAAGCGCGCTCTGGTTCAGGATGTTCGGGTTGTTAGCGTCAAATGCTCCGTTGTTGCCAATGGCGGATTTGATTTGAGTGTTAGTGAAGGCGACATAGGTGGTAGATTTGCTGCTGGTGGTAGCGCCCACCCCCTTGTCCACCACATTAGAGACAACCACCCCGTCATATTTGCCTGAATCTTTCGCAATTTTCACAATATCGTTTAAGCTCAGATACTCACCCTTGTAAAGTATCTCGCTCCAGTTTTCGCCCCTAGCGTTTACCTTCAACGGCTTCTGAATAGCAACATAAACGGGCATCACATTGGCGTTATCTTTTAGCGTCTCAGAGAAATCCCCTCGCCACGCCACGCTGTAACTACTAGCGACATCTGGCTTGTCTGTGAAAAAGAAAGTCCCCCCTGGCGCTCCTGTCTTAGAGTTCTTTCCTGACAGGCCGGCGTCGAACTCGTCAAAGTCCCCAGAAATAAACTCTCCACGGCTACCGACATTGACACCAGTGCCGTGATACACCACCAAAGGCTTACCATCAGCATCCACCACTTTAGAATCTTTGAACCACGCTTTGAATGCTGCGGTTTCGGTTTGCGGAACGCGCGCGACTGGGTCACGATAAAACTGTTCGCTGATTTCCAGATTCTTGTTCTTTCCTTTGTTCTCGACAAAGCCCATCTGCTTATAAAACGCCTTCAAGCGCGGTACAGAGCCGCCGAAGTCTTTCGATGGGGTAAGCGCTACCTGCACTCCTTGCTGGTCTGCGTACGCGAGTAGCTCCTGCATAAACTCAGAGCCAACCCCAGCGCCTCGCTGCTCTGTTGGCACAATCACTTTGTCAAGAGTAACCAAACCGTTAGGCGATTGACGGACCGCCACAGACAAGCCTTTGTCACTCCACTTGCTGGAGATGTCTTGTAGCGATGGCGCGCCACCACCCTGCCGCAAGTCACCCTGCATAGCCTCAGAGCGCCACGACAAAGGGCGCAAGGCATAGAGCGCTTCAGGCGTAACGCCTAGCTGCTTGGCGCGTGTTGCGTAATACGCTGAAAACGCAGTGGCCACGCCCTCATTGACGGAGGCAGAGTGCGCTTGAATGCCGTTCAGGTCGGCCAAGATGGAGTCTTTGACCGTGCCCGCTGAAGTCTCGAATACTTCGTCAGCATCGAGAGATTGCATGGCTAAATCAAAATCAGCCTTCAACTCTGCGCCGTTGGTGTCGATAATCTTCTGCGCTTCGGCTGCGCTGGTCGCATCTGGTGTCTCGCGTATGTGGCTGTTGAAGTCTTGCGCCCACGGCTGGTTTGCTATGGTGGTCGCGTACTCAGCCGCTGGTATTGCAATCATGCCGCCGTTCTGTGTAGCCTGGGCGATTTCAGCCGCTACTGTTGGCGAGTTAGCAGCAACATCAGCCGCTAGTCCAGACTGGTTCAAGTCATTGGCGCTTACATAGATGTGGCTAGCTTCGGTGTCCTCTGTGGCTTGGGCAACAATCTCAGCCACCAATTCAGGCGCGCGCTTGATGACCTTATCAGCCGCAGACATCTCGGCCAGCTTGTCATATTGCTCTTTGTTTTTCAGCGCGCGGTCTACCTGTTCGGCTTTGATGCGGGCATCAGCAGCGATTACGCCAGCTTGCTTGTAGTTGGCCTTAGCCTCAAACACGGCAGACGGGACTTCAGCCGCAGCCTCCAGTAGCACAGAGCCTTTGTTGTCCTCGCCCGTCACAACCTGTGCAGTCTTTTCACCAGCAGCGCCAAAGGCGGCCTGCCCTGCAAACTCAGCAAAGGTGCGCGACAACTTGCTGGTGAGCGTGCCCACAGCGCCAGACAGCGGAACGCCAGCGAAATAGGTAGACGCTGCATCAAACACGCCAATTGGGATACCGCGCAGCAAGGCCTTTTGCTTGGCCTCCATCATCATGAACGGGTCAGCAAAGGCAGCCTTGACGGCTGCGTCGTCTTTGAAGTCTACGCCGTTAGCCGTGAGCACCTCTTTGATTGTGCTGCTGTATTCTGTTTCGTAGCTGCCAACACCTGAAGCCGCAGCCGTTGCGCCGCGCGATATACCGCCAGTAGCCAAAGACAGCCCTAGAGTTGGCGCACTGGCGGCTAGTGATTCAACCGAGGTATTCCACACGGCTTTTGGGTTGTTGATGATGGCTTTGGCCGCGTCTTGCCAGTCGGTCGCGTCATTGATTTCTTGCAGACCGCGCTCGACATCGGCGGATTGTGGCAGCGCGTCAATCTCGCGGTTAATCTGCCCCTGCTCTTTGGCAAATGAGCGGCGCTTGATGGCCTTTTCCCATTCGGGTATGTTCTGGTTTTGCTCCCACCCAACAAGCCAGTTCTCTTTGTTTGTCAGCAATAGGTTTGCGTAGGCGTTCTTGCTGCCACGCATCAACGGACGAAACAGATTATCATCCACCGAATCGCGCACAGCTATCCATGCGGACTCCAGCTTGGCAGTGGCTGGCATATCAGCGCCCACAACCTTCGCCTTGTGCGGGTCAGCCATCAGCATGGAAGTGGCAGGGTTCGTATTGACGATGTTCTCAAAGTCAATCAGGCCAGTGGCTAACTCAGTCTTAGCCGGCTTGGCATCTTGAATGACAGATTCAACTGGCCGCCCAGTGGACTTAGCCAGCGCAGACATCTCAGCGTAGTAATCCGCATCAAGCGCTTGGGCATTGATGAAGTTATTCTTCGCCATCTGCGACATCCCCAACTCAATGTTGAAGTCGTCGTCAATACTCTGTTCGTCCATGAGTTACCTTTTGAATTTACCCAGCATATAGGCTTGCATGATTTGCGCGTCTGTCGGCTCTGAGACTCCAGCTTTAGCGAAGTTTCGTTTAATTTGCACAATGGTAGCGTCAGCCACTTGTGACTTTTCAACCTTGAACAACGGCACTTCTTCGTCTGAAGAGAACCAGCCGCCCTTGAGTTTAACGCGCTTGTTCATGACTTCATCAAGGAAGCCTGCTACTTGAGCATCGTTAAACTTCACGCCAGACTTAGCCTGAGCATCAAGCATTAGTTTGTCCATCGTGTAAATGATGTTATTCAGCTCTGCCTTTTTTGCGTCATTCTTGGGCGCGATGTCAATCCCTATCTGCTCCAGCCTCGGGAATAAGTGAGCCTTCACATACCCACTCGGCAAGTCGCCCGCTTGATTCTTGCCGCCATCAGGACTGCCGCTGTTGCCATTGAGCTCGGCCCATCGGCTGGTCAGTTGCTTGAAATCACCTTCATCGAAGTCGGGCATCAACGCATAAAGCTGCGCTTCGGTCTTGTTCTTCAGCTCCGCGTCATTGCCCATTAAGTGCACATAGACGGCTTTGTTGGTCTTGTTGTCCCCATTGGCAAGCGTGTTGTAGGCCGCCTGTAATTTTGGCAAGTCGGACGGGTCGATCTCTGTTCTATTTTGCAGCGGCAGAGCCGACAGTTTCCAGTTGATCGTAGCCCCGAGGCGCAGCGCGTCAGCAAAAGCGCCCTCAGCCTTCGTCTTCCTATCGTCCTCCACTGTTTTGTGGATGGAATCAAGTCGCTCCCTTGCCGCCTTGTCAGCAACAGGGTCATTCTTGAGTTGCGGGTTGGCCGCGTACATTTGATTTTGCGCCTCTAGTTTTGTGATAGGGCGAGGCGCTGTAAAGGCGACCGCACCCAGTAACTTGCGCGAGCGCTCGACATAAGTTTTGGTTTCGTCTGCCACATAGAACAACCAGCCGCGCGGCTTCTCGGGGTTCTTGGCGTTCCACTCTTCCGCTTTCCGTATGGCTTTTTGGAGATTGCCAGGGCCAGTGTTATAGGCTGCATACGCTTTATCCAAATCCCCGCCATTAGCCCTCAGTTGTTTGGTGAAGTACGCCAACCCAAGTTTTTTGTTGTACTCTTCATTCTTGTACAGCTTTTCCTTGTCCCACGGCAAGCCTGCCTCTTGCGCCGCTTCTGGACCAGTCCCCTCCATTAATTGGGCTGCCCCGACAGCCCCAGCTTTTGAAATTTTCGTGGTCACGCCGTCGCGTTCAAACTGTGCGTTGTTCGATTCCAGCGTGTACAAAGTTTTGGCTAGGACATCCATCGCGCTGGGGTTGAAAGATTTCACAATCTCGCCAGCAACGCTACCCGCTGCTTGCACGCCCATCTGCGTACTGTAAACCGTCTGGATATTGTTGTTCGCCGTTATCCAATCCTTAGCATCCATACGCTCGTTGTGCTGTTTAAAGTACGCCTGAGCGCCTTGCACATCGCCAGTCCCAAGCGCTTGAGCGATAGCGGCAGCGTGCGCGCCACTCACGACAGCGCGCGTTTGCGATTCTTGCCACTCCGCAGACTTGCCCTGTAGCTTGGCTTGCTGGTAGACCTGCCCGCGTATACGCAATTCCGCTGCTGCTACCGCGTTCTGGTCGCGGTAGTTGATGGCGATTTCTCGAACCGCTGTGGATTGAATACCCTCCGCCACTGAGAGTTGGTACTCTTTCGCTTCGCTAGCCATGTGCTGCTGGACATTGCCACGCAAGTTTGTTGCCATACCCTGAGCGCCAGAGAGGAACGCCATGCGCTGCTGCTCATTACCCAAGTCTCGGGATATGGCAGAGATGCGCTCGTATAGCGTGTCGCTGTACTCAACATCCATTGGCTTACCGTCAGGCCGATTCAGCGCATCATTGCCCTTGATGTTGGTGTAACCAGCCTGCTGGTCAAAGGTGAGGCGTAAGCTATCCTCTTTCACCTGATTCAGCGCAGCGTCTACACGCACCTTGTCCATCTGCTGCTGCATATCAATGGCGACTTTGTTCAGCACATTACCAGCGCTTTGCATAGCCTGGCCAAGCTGAATACCCTGCTCGCCAACGCCTTGTGAAGCATCGGCGACAGTAAGACGGGTTTGCGGTAGCGAGTTTGGCGCTACCTGTAAATTGTCATAGGTGGGGACACGAGGCATTTAGAACCATCCTTGAGTGATGCCGTAGCTACGCAATGGGTCAGAGCTTTGATTAGCGACTGCAATGGCTTGGCTTTTCTGGTCAGCACCAAACGCATTGCGCTGCGCCATCCACTGCTGCCCAACCTGAGCCGCTCCGCCAATTAGCGTGGTGGATGCCGCCATTATCGGGCTGATACCCTTCGCGCGTGCGCGTGATACCGTCGCCTCATTCTGGTAGTTCATGGCCTGTGCTCGGTATCCCCAGGCGCTTTTGATGGCGTTGGCCTCTATCGTCGATAAGTCCTCAGCCTTCATCAAGTCTCCTGATGCGAGAACCTCAGCCGCGTTACCAACGCCTAAGTCGATGCCATTGGCCGCCATCGCTGTGCGTTGTGAGCTTTTGAGCTGGCCAGCTTTCAGACTGAGCTGACCATATTCATGCTGCCCGCGCAAGAGTTCGCCCTGAGCGCCACGCTCTGCAATGCGGGCGTTTACCTCAGCGACTGCGGCCTGAGCGCCGAGCGTGCTTTTCTGCGCCTGAGCGCCAAAGAAGCTGCCGAAAGTTTGACTAGCAACCCCACCCACCTGCAAGGCAAGCGAGGCGTTAGCCATTTGCGCTGGGTTATTCATGCTCATGTGGACACCTCATAGATGTAGGGTAGTCGCGCCCTATACGCTTACGCACACCAATTTTACCCACCAATTGACACCTCTGCCGTTATGGATAGCAGAGTCAGCGGCAACGGTTTGTCTTGCTGAAAGAAAATCTCACCCGATGCCGCCCATGCTGCCGACAAAACCAGTGGCAACTCGTCGTTCTTGAGCGCCGGCGGCGTGCCGTATGGCTCAAAGCTGCGTGATTTGTACTCTATCAAACGATCAGCGCTTGGCCCAATAGAAATGGCCGACGAGTTCAGCACGCGCACCCAAGCCTTGTTTACATTCTTGTAGTGCCCTTGGGCAAAGCTGCCGTCTTGCAGAGCCGCCGCCATTGGCAGGGTCTTGGCTTGTGATGTTATCGGCAAGCCAACCTGCACCACACTGCCCGCAATGTCTAAATTGACCATGCCGCCAGTCACCACTTGCTGTGTATGCACCGCGCCATCCACCAAAATGGATACAGTGCAGCCTTCCAGATGGTCAAGTCCCGATAGTGAGGACACAGGCGCGCCCTCATAAGTCAGGCCGCTGTCCACAAAGAACGAGTGCGCCAAGTCGGTGAATTGCCGCGTCGCCATACGCTCTAAATAGCGCACCTGAGCGCCGTTTACCGTGCGGCGCACCATGCAATACAGCACATCTTCGGAGCCTTCCGCCACTACCGCGCAAGATTCAAACACGCCATCAATAGTGGAGTGCTGATGCCAAGCGCCAATCTGCTGCTCTGGGATGTAAGTAACGCCTAGCAGTTTGCCGTTGCTAGACACCAGCCACACGATAGGCACTGGCGCTTTTGAGTAGGCCATATCCACAATGTCGCTGTCATCAAACAAGTGGGCGCTGCGCAGTGACAGGTCCCCAGACACAAAGCCGCTGGATTGGAAGCTGTACGCCATCTCGCGCACATGCCCACCCCGCGCTGCGCCGTAAATAACCGTGTTATTCACTACAACGGGCTGCACCTTAGACGCGCCAATGTAAGACTGCGGCCTAACGCTGATGCTGGTCGGTGTAATCGCATCGTTATTCACTGAAGTCACCAGCCATTCAGCCGATGAAGTAAGCAACAACAAGCTGCCAAGCGGGACAATGTGGCGGATGTGATTCGCATCACGCGCCGCCAGCTTAAAGCTGATGCGGTCGTCGTCGCGCACTGGCAGGCTGTAGCTCATATCGCTTTCGCTGCCGCTGCGTGTAGCAAAGACTTGCTGCGGCTTGTCGAGCGTGCCAGCAAAGAAACGGCGCTGCTCAAAGTAAGCGGTGGCGCGTGGGTAGTCACCCTGACTCGCCAGCACTGGAACGCCAAAGGTTGCGCCAGAACCGCCCACTGCCTGAGATACTGAAACCGTAGGGGCAAAGTAGCGAGTGCCGCCATTTGTGACATTGACGGCTGTAATCGCACCACCAACAACCACCGCCTCAAGTGCTGCGTCTTGCCCTATACCTGTGTCAGACACAGCAAGCAATACTTTGTTTGGCGTGGCTTGAACCGTCGTACTCGCCCAGCGGCTGGCGCTGCTGAAATAACTGAGCGCAATAGCAGGGGATACATACCCGCTACCGCCGAATGTCACCGTCACGCTGGTCAAAGATTGTGGCCCGCCTGGGGTCCCGCTCCATACATAGCTGCAAGTCGCGCCCGTCCCTATGCCCGCTTGGTCGATGATGGTAATAGCGCCAGGGTTAAAGTATGTGCCCCCGTCCAATATAGTGACAGTCTGCACGACACCAGCCGTTGTGCCGTATCCTGACCCGCCATTAGTCACCGGCACAGAGATAATGCGGCCAGATGTGTTGAACACATCGTCATACTTAGGTGGCGTTATCCCTAGGTCAGCAGAGATGTTGTCGTCAATCATGCTGAGGCTTTCGGTTTGACCGATGTAGCCGAACAAGCCACCCTGCTTTTTATAGACACGATAGCGCACTGCCCCAGGTATCGCCGCCCATGTGATGGTATTGATTGCACCCGTCTCGAACAGATTGCCGCCAACCGTACCTACGGGTGAAGGTGCTGATTGTGAGCCGTCACCACCAATAGCTGTTACCACATAGGCGTAATTGTATTTAATGGCTGTGAAGCCAGTAGCCACCACTGTCGGCACTAGCGGCGCGCCAATCGTTGGCTGGAAGTTAATGTCAGTTAGCGCCCATGCTGTCGCACCCAGGCGGCGCAATTCGCGCGGCGGGTGCTCAGGGTGTACCAAGGTCAGCACATCAGCAGACTGGATGTGTTGCACATCAGGCAACTGCGCCTCTGAGTAGCTATGCGCCACCTCGTAGGGTTCGCCTGTGCCAGCTAACAGCGTCTGCCCTTTGGTATGGAATCGGAAATAGCCAGCGCCCATCTCGATAACCATCGTCTGGTCGGCTGAGAATGTGAAAGGTATCAGCCGCGCCTTAGTTTCGCTGTACTTGGCCGCGCGGACAAAGGCAAAACCTGAGCGGTTCTCAATGCCGCCCTGTGGTTTAGAGATGAAGTTGTGGCACAAGGCCAGCCCTGACTGCACTTTAGCGTCGTCAAATCGGCCAGCCATATCTGGCGACACTTCGCCACCAGCGAATGATTGTTTGTGTATGCGTAGGTTTGCCATTTAACGCCCCGTTATCCAGCTTGGGTTAGCCTCGGGCTTGCTGCGCTGTTGGTTTGAATCTGAAACTTTGGCTTGTGCGAGCGTCATCATGAAGTAGCTCATGCAACTCTTGGCCATGTTCGCGCCTGCGTCGCCTTTGATAATAGGCCCAGCGAGATGCGAAGCTAAGAGCCAAGCAAGCGCGTCAATAAATAAGGGGGAGTATTGCTGCGCGTCTGTTGCGCGCACAATGTAGCGAATCGTCGCATCATTCATGTCGGTGTATAGCGCCCGCTGGCCAGTAGCCAATGACTCCATTGCGTATGGCACATCAGCAACACATGGTATCGTGCCACCTGTGGGCAACACCTCGACCACTTTAATGAGGCCAAGCGGTAAGGAGTAGGCAAACTGCCACGGCGCAGGGGCTGGCGTGACTAGCTGGGTGAGTGAAATGGTGCGCGTAGCAAAGCCCCAATCATGCATCTCAAGTAAGCTGCCAAGAGCAAGCGGGTAAAAGCTGGCGCAATAGTTAGACTGAGCCGAGCTTTCTGGCGGGTCTATGCTTGCGACTGTCGCATCATCCCCAAGCCGCGCTAGTGCTAGGTTGCAAATCTGTACTTCATTGGCCATAACCGCCCCTTACGAATCAATAAAAAGGGGGCGCACGCAGCGCCCCTCAAGACCGTGAGACTAAGCCGAAGCCTAGAATCTCCATGCTTATTGCTTGGCGGTCTTGGCCTTGGGCTTATCCTCTGGCGTTTGCCCAGCCGTACCGACTGGAACAAACCACGATGCTTTAGCGCCGTCTTCTACCTCAAAGACTTCGCCAACCTCACGCAGTGAGCCTAGGTAGCCTTTGCTTAAAGCGATAACTTCTTGCATTGCTACCCCTTATTAAGCGATACGCGGGCTGTCAGGCTGGGGCGCATTGGCTTGCAAGCCAGCCACTACCTGAGCCGAGAACGTGCCAGCTGTCAGTGGGCCAGTGGCTACCGTGTAATTCAAGCGCACGAAGCGGCGATGAGTTACAGGCATAGGCAGCACGAACTGAGCGCCAACGGTGAGAGCGGCTTTGCCGATTGCTTGCGTTGATACAACATCTGTGAAGGTGCTGTTGTCCGCAGAATCTTGCAAGGTGATTGTCACCGTTGCCGCGCCCGCAGCCGTGGCCGCTGCGCCTACGCCAATGGTGCAGTACATACGGGCATTCAAGCCCGTGTTAGGGTTTGGCTGACCGAAGTCAATGACATCAGTCGATACCGCAGTAACCGTGACGGCTTGCTTGTTCGAGAACTGGAGTGCTTTGTCGATAATCATGATTGCTCCTTATCGGGTTAAACAACACGCGCTTCTGTCAGCAACAGAGCGTCAGTGCGGCGGCATGGGATACCGTCAAATGCGACCACTTGCTTGCCGCCGACAGCTTCCATCGTGAGGGTGGAGTTAGCGACTTTGCTTGTGATCTGGCGGCGCAACATAGCGCGCAGCTTGCGTGGCATATAGAACACAGGGCGGCCCATGCCGATATTAGGAATCAACTCGACGGCTTGTGTCATCAGGTCGATCAAGTCAGCGCCAGATGCCGCGTTCTTGGTCAAGTCTGAAATGTCGATGTTAGCGATACGAACGCAGTAGCGCCAGTCACGCAACACCAAGCCCAAGTCCCATTTGTAATGGCTGCGATAGCCTTGGAACTTGCCACCAACCGCGTCTGTCAGCGTGTGTTCGCCCAAGTCGCGCTGTGCGAGGCCAGCTTGTGAGCCTTTAGGGTAGATGCTATGCACCGTGTTAGGACCCCACACCATCAGCCAGATTGACGCGTTGTCCGCACCAGTGCCAGCTGCGTCGATGATGTTCATGCCATTCTCTGCACCCAGCGAGTTATAGCGAGCAGTCAAGCCCATAAACTTCTCTGCGTCTACGCTTGAATCACCGTAGAACAAAGTTTGACCCATAGTCTGGTTCAAGCCTTCTACAAACGCGCGATCTTCAGACAAGCGCCAGGCTGCTGAGTTGCCGTTCAGGTCGGCCAAAGCCTTATCCACTTCGGCGTATGTCTCCAGCATACCCATGCTATCTTTGACTTGCACGGTTTTACTTTTCTCAGGTGGCACACCATAGTTCAGTTTGCGCCATGTGCCAGCGGGTAGGCCTGAGCGCACCGTGGTTTTGTGTTCAGTGAAGCCGTTCGCTTCAATGACGGTCATGTCGTCCAAGACTTCGTTGGTCTCGGACAGCATCTCTACAATGCTGGGGTCGATACCACCGTCTGAGGTCATTCGATTGGCAACATCGGCCAATGTCGGGTTTAATGTCGAGAGTGTTGCCATTTCGGCCTCCTAGGTTAAAACAAAGTACAGGTTAAGGGTTCATATTTGACGCACCGTACATGCGCCGCGCATCTGGACTCTGAGAGCCAGTACCAGCTCCGTTTATGAAACGGTCTTCGCTGATTGATTTACCCACGCGGTAGAACAGACGCACTACCTCGGGGTGATTGCCCAAGCCTGACTCTTCAAGCAAGTCTTTAAGGGGCTGCGTGGCGTAAGCATCCATTGCCTTTTTCGCTACGCCTAGATTCTCTTGCAGCTTATCGCCGCCAAACTCTGTATCAGTGCGAGAATCATTCGCCCACTGGGTGCGAGCAGCAGTAACAGCCTCAGTCTGGCGCGCAGCTAGTACAGGACTCATTTTGTCCAGCACCTTTTGAGCAGCCTCTTGCGTCAGGTTTAACTCTTTGGCCACCTCGCCAAAGGCAGTAGTGACACCATCATCAAAGGACTGGCCTTCGTCTGGGTGTTTGAAAGCGTAAGCGTCTGGAGCGCCAGCTGGTTTAGCTACCTCAGCAACAGGTGGCGCTACTGGAGGCGTTATCTCTGGCGCGACCACATCAACAGGTTGCTCGGCTTCGGTCATCAAAGTTTCTTCGCTCA